ATGTTTACCCTTTCTATATCTTTTGACTACCCTGCAACCGAAATGGTTACAGGGTAATTTATTATTTATTTATATCCCTGCTGCAATTCTTGTAGCTTGTTCTCTTTCTAGTTCTAGTTTTAACTTATTAACTCCACATGCTTTGATAAATGTACCTGCACTGAAGTTCTCGTTGAACTGTGAAAAGCTACTGCACAAATCATTGATTAAGTGATAAAGCGTAAAAAGTCCATACCATTTTTCAGTGTAGGAACTTTCCTCACTATGAAAGATTACTAATGCCCTCTCATTAATATCCTTAGCAATTTTATCGAAATGTTTTTTAGTCATTGTTTACCCTTTCTTGTTTGTACTACTTTGACTGCATAGGTTACAAAAAGGTTACAGGATTTATATATTTTTTTTGTGGAGATACCTCAA